CGCGTGCAAGGCATGCGACGCCGAACGCCGGCGCCGGTTGTACGCAAGAGAAGACAGCGTCATTGCGGACAAAGCACGCCTTCGTTCACGCGCACGTGCCCGCGCGTACAGCCGCATGAAGGCCATCAACCCGAAGATGTTCGCGAGGCTGTTCACAGAGGAGCTGATCCGCGAAGGTCTCCCGAAGAAAGAAGCTGAGGAGAGCGCACGTCGATCTGTCCAGAAGCACATTGATGAGCAGAGGGGGTTCCGTGATGAGGCTCGGTCCAACGACAGCACCTGATCGTGAGGAACCGCTTGTGGTGCCCGCCCCGGCCCCCGAGCGGATCCCGGAACCGGAGAGGGAGCCGGCCCATGCAGGTTCCTGACGTTCCTGAGCCGATCCGCGCGTGGCGCGCGTTCCGCGTCGTCCGGCGTGAAGGTGCAAGTGCGTACAGCGTTGAAGGCTTTCACGCTGTTCCGTGGGCATCACGTGTACATCGTGCGCAGTGCGCGCCTCACGCAGACGGTGAACGCCCGTGGTGCCCGGGAAAGAGCGACGGAAATCTGTACAAGATCCGCACGTGCTATGTTCACTTGACTCCGCGTGAAGATAGTTGTGAGCAGTGTCGGGAAGCAAGAGATCCTCACTTCCGTCACGGCATCTATGCCGTCTCCGAGCCCAAGTACCTGATCCCGTCAATGCTTTGTGCTGAAGTGCTGCTGTGGGGTTGGGTGTGGCCGCACAGTGGCGGAACGGAGTACCGTGCGGAGTGGTGCCGCATCGAAGCTTTTCATCCCGGTCGTTCAGCAGCATCGACGGTAAACGATCGCACGAACGTTCTTCAGAAGATAGCCGACACTTTCGGCGCGCCTCTTGTGAGAGGTGAGCTCTACAGTCAAGGACAGTGACATGGACCGTAGGTCTTTCATCCGCGCAAGCGTGATCACAACTGTGGCTTTCAAGATGGGTGTTGCAGCAGCCGCACCCGCGTCTGCAGTGTCGAACCCTGCGGTGTACCTGTTCGCCCATCCGGACGATGAAGTGATTGCAGCGGGCGGTGACATCGCAACACACGTAGCGGCCGGTCAGCACGTGATCCTTGTCACGATGACACGTGGTGAAGGCACGGGTGCCTCTTGCTCAATGGGTATTCGTCCGGCGGAGGCAGGTCGACGCCGTGTGCAGGAGATCCGCGATGTGGGAGCATACCTTGGTGTGCAGGAGGTCATCGCTCCCGGCGAAGGCGACATGTCCTTCGTCGGCGGATACGACGGTGCGCTTCGCACTGAGCGTGTGAGGCAGGCGATCGAGTGGCTCGTTGAGCGTCATGGGTCGATCCGCCTCAAGACTCATAGTCCTTGGGACCGCTATAGCAGCTGGCCTGAGGGAGGGCACATGGATCACCGCGCCGTTTCCGAAGCCACGATGCAGGCCCACGCTGATGGCCTGGTGACTGATGTTCGGATGTGGCGGTTGGGGCACATCGTAGAGCCTGAGAGGAACTCTGATGTTTCTGCCGTACGGCCGCTCAGTGATCATCAGCCTGTGAAGAGCGCTGCCGTTGACATCTACATGGAAGGCGTCGCTGGGTTCTCCACTCCGGCGATGTTGACAGAAGCTCGCACTGCGGATGAAGGTGTGGATTCCTTGTGAGAATCTACTCCGTACGGTTGATAACCGCGCAGATGTGTGTATAATAGAACTCAGAAGGCAGGAACCGAGGAACCCGAAAGGACCGACTGTGTACTCCAACTCCACCTACCACACTCTCGCCATCGCTGGCCGCGAGGTCACCGTCCACACCCGCACCGACTACATTGACAACCGCAGCCGGAAGAAGGGTCGCGTGTTCACCTCGGTGCCCCGCGAGATGCTGGACGCAGTCCCTCGCCCGTCCGTTGACGACTTCCCGCACCTGGACCTCCCGGACATCCACACCCGCCGCGGCGAGTACCCTGAGGTGGACAAGGCTTGGGACCGCCACAACCGCGCGCTGGTCAAGGTCTGGCGCGAGTGGACCACCGCCGCTCTGGAGCAGGTCTTCGGAGAGGGCAAGGTTCACTTCAGCCGCAAGGCTGGCTGCGCCTGCGGTTGCTCCCCGGGCTTCATCGCCTCTCAGGTTCCCTGGCACACCGACGTTTGGGTGAGCGTGAAGGAGTAGATTCCCGAACACAGGGGAGGGCGGTTCTCCCGCCCTCTTTTGTGTGCGGGATACAATATCACTCGAGGAGGTGTTGGATGTCATCAGGTAAGAACGACGCCGCAAAGGACGCACGCAAGATCGAGATCGAGCGACGCCGTCGCAAGGTCATCGACCTGCGTCTCCAACACTACTCCACGCGTGAGATCGCACTTCAGCTTGGTGTGTCTCAGGGTACGGTGTCCAACGACCTGAAGCAGGTGCGCCAGGAGTGGGCGGAGAAGCGAAGCCTCACGTACGAACAGCTTGTGGACGAAGAGCTGAAGCGACTTGAGACGGTGGAGGCGCGGCTCTGGGACCGCGTGATGACAGGCGAAGACGACGCGGCTGTGGATCGTTACTTGAAGATCGTGCAGGAGCGGATTCGCATCCTCGGGCTGCACGCTCCGAAGGAGCACAAGGTCATCACCGAGTCGGCTATCGACCAGGAGATCGCGCGCCTCACCAACGAGCTGGAGACGTTGGAGAAGCTCGATGCTGACGCAGAGTGATGAGGCGATCAAGGCGCGCGAGGAGAAGCTTCGCAAGCTTGAAGACCTGAAGCGTAAGCGCCAGCTCATCGAGGTTCGTCGAGCGGCGAAGGAGCGGGAGCGCCACGCGCAGAACTTCGAGCGCGAGACTGTCCTCGAGAATGGCCTCAGGTTCCATCAGGATCCTGTTGGGTGGGCGCACGAGCGGACAGGCGTGTGGCTGTGGTCGAAGCAACAAGAAGTGCTTGAGAGTGTTCGCGACAACCGTCGCACCGCTGTCCGATCGTGCCACGGCGCAGGCAAGTCGTTCATCGCCGCAACCGCGGCCGCGTGGTGGATTGCATCACACCCGCCGGGTGAGGCGTTCGTTGTCACGTCCGCGCCCACATCTTATCAGGTGAAGGCGATCCTGTGGCGGGAGATCGCACGAGCACACGCTCGGGCACGCCTGCCAGGCCGCCTCAATCAGACTGAATGGTACCTAGCGGGCAAGGACGAATCGGAGCCTGAGGAACTTGTCGCCTTCGGACGCAAGCCGCCAGACTACGAGCCCGACGCCTTTCAGGGGATCCACTCCCGCTACGTGCTGGTGATCCTTGATGAGGCGGCCGGTATTCCGAACATCTTGTGGGAGACGGCCGACACGCTTGTGACGAACGATGAGTCACGGATGCTGGCCATCGGAAACCCGACCGACCCGCTAAGCCACTTCGCGCAGATGTGCAAGCCGGGCAGTACGTGGAACACCATCAAGATCTCGTATGACCTGACGCCCAACTTCACAGGTGAGCTGCGGCAAGCGTTACTAGACGAAGAGCTGACGAAGGAGCAACACGACGACCTTCAGTCGAAGCTCATCAGCCGCACGTGGGTTGATGAGAAGCGGATCGACTACGGTGAAGGCACTCCACTGTGGCAGGCACGCGTTGCTGCGGAGTTCCCGGATCAGGGCGATGACACGCTTATTCCGCTGTCGTGGATCGAGCAGGCGATGAAGGAGTCGAGCGTGAAGCCGCCCGCTGGTGCGGAACGTCGCCTCGGCGTTGACGTTGCTCGCTTCGGGACCGACTCGACGATCGGGTACATGCGGACGAACAAGGTCGTGCACAAGTGTGTTCTTGATGTGCAAGGTCAAGACACCATGCAAGTGGCCGGTCGGGTGATGAAGGCCATTCGGGACTACGCGATCCACAACGCCTTCGTTGACGAGATCGGGCTTGGCGCTGGTGTCATCGACCGGCTGAAGGAGCAGAAGGTGTCTGCTCATGGTGTGAATGTGAGCAAGGCACCATACGATAAGGAACGCTTCGTCAACCTCCGGGCCGAACTGTACTGGACGCTTCGTGAGGCCATCGAGAACGGCGAGCTGATCTTGCCCGGGAACGACGACGAACTTGCCGCACAGCTCTCGAACATCAAGTACAAGATCACAAGCGGCGGGAAGATCCAGATCGAGAGCAAGGAGGAGATGGCGAAGCGTGGCTTGTCATCTCCGGACCGCGCTGACGCTCTGATGCTTACCTTCGCTTCGATGCGGAAGCGCGCACAGGTTCGAGTAAGTCAAGTCGCATGATAGGCTAGACACAGACATCTGTGAGGAGTGACGATGGGAAGCCGAACTCCATTCGCAATCGTAACGGGCGACAATAAGGTCGTCCGCTCAGACGTGCTTGCGAAGTACGCCGCGGACGAGGCTGGTCAGTCCCGGCAGATCGAGGATCCGTTCACCGAGCAGTACGGCACGCTTGGGCTCAAGCAGCCGCTCTACAACCCTGACACGTTGGCGCGCCTGCTTGAGATGAACGTCTACCACTACCGGTCTTGCCGCACGAAGGCGCGTGACACCGCCGGCTTGGGATGGATGCTCACGCCCAAGAATGACAGCCCGTCAGACGAGCAGCGGAAGCGCGTGGAGGAGATCTTCGACAACTTCGAGACTCCTCTCCAGGAGACATTCACTCGCGCGCAGCTCGACTATGAGTCCATCGGGTGGGGCGCGGTTGAGATCGTCCGCGCGAAGAACGAAGCTGAGGGCGAAGTCGTTCAGATCCACCACATCCCGGGCCACACTGTTCGCGTGCACGTCGATCGCAACAAGTACGCGCAGGTGCGCGGTGCGCAGCGGGTGTGGTTCAAGAAGTTCGGTTACCCGTACGACGTGCATGCGAAGCATGGTACCGAGCATGAGCTCGGGTCTCTGAGCTCTGAGGATCGTGCGAACGAACTCATGATGTGGACGAACTACACCACGCGGTCTGACTTCTATGGTCTGCCCGATGTGATGCCGGCGTTGGGTGCCATTCATGGTGACATCAGCCGGCGGGACTACAACATCGAGTTCTTCAACAACTTCGGCGTCCCTTCCTACGCCGTGTGGATCACCGGTGACTTTGATCCCGGTGAGCCCGACGAGGAAGGCGTCACTCCTCTGGAGAAGACGCTTCAGCAGCGGTTCAACGAACTTGCGAAGTCGCCGCACAGCACGCTTGTGATGAGCGTCCCGACGCCCGAAGGCCAGGGCGACGCGAAGGTTGACATCAAGCTTGAGCCGCTCAGCACTGATGTGAAGGAAGCGTCCTTCCGCATGTACCGGAAGGACAACCGCGATGAGGTGCTCGCTTCTCACGCCGTGCCTCCGTACCGCATCGGGATCGCGGAAGAGGGCGCATTGGGCGGTAGCACCGCGAAGGAATCGACCGAGGTGTACAAGCGGTCGGTTGTTGAGCCGCGCCAGAGCAGCATTGAGCTGGCGATGAATCAGATCCTCCGTGATGGCTTGGAGGTCGATGATTGGGCCTTCGAGTTCCAGGAGATCGACAACACGGACTTGCAGTTCGATCTTCAACTCGCGCAAGGTTTGTTCGGGATGGGAGCGATGACGCCGCGAATGGTGATGCGGCACTTCGAGGATTACTTCGGTCTTGACTCCGAGTCGCACACTGATCCTGCGCTTGACGAGTTCTACATCGGCGGTCAACCGATCACGGGCGAGAACGGGCCCGAGGCAGAACAAGCCATGATGAGCCGGCTGGAGCAGAAGATCGAGGAAGCCAACACGTCGATGAAGAGCGTGGAGAGCGATTGGGACTCGGTGCTGGTCGAGACTCGCAAGACGTTCGAGGAAGTGCGTGAGCTCATCGAGGACCGTGGCGGAGTCCCTGGGCCGAAGGGCGACCGCGGGCCGGAGGGCCCACCGGGCCCTGACGCTGAGGAGACTGCTAAGATCCTCGAGGAGGTCGTGTACGGTGACGATCATTGAACGCGCGCAAGATGCTGTCCCACACCTCTATGCTCTATCTGCGGCTCACGGGTGGCACCAGCAGCTGACAAGCAAGGGCATGACGGAGTGGGAGAAGCGGGCAGTGTCCCGCTTGAGCCGTCGCCTCGACGGTTTGTTCGCTGATGCCGGGTCTGAGGCGGTGAGACGCCTTCTCGACACCGGCAGGTACGGCGACGTGCAGTCCCAACGGAAGATCCTCAAGGCGCTGGAGCAGAGGACTGGGGCGCTTCAGAGGTCATTGTTCGCTCAAGCGCAGGAGTCCGCGCAGCACGGACGGAACCGAATCATCTCCGAGCTCCAGAAGGCCGGGATGAGTGTGCAGTTCGATTCGTTCTCTCCGCGAATCTCCGAGATGCTTCGAGAGCACGTCTTCGAAGGCGCGGGATCGACTATGCGGCGGCTGCGCGGGGATGTCATGGGGACGCTTCAGCAAGCGTATGAAGAGGGTCTGGGGATCGATGAGGCTGCGGAGTACGTGAAGGGGCAGTTCGACACGCTGCGAGACTTCGAAGCCAAGCGGATCGCCCGCACGGAGATCAACGCTCGTCAGGGCGAGGGCGCCCACCTCACGGAGATCGAACTCGGTGTGAACTGGCACAAGTGGGTTGCAGCTGACGATCAGCGCACACGGGATACACACCGCGAGCAGCACAACATGATCGTTCGTGTGGACACTCCGTTCCCCATCACGGGCATGAAGTACCCGGGTGACTTTGACAACGCGCTTGATGAGGGCGAAGCGATCAACTGCCGTTGCCGTGTCATCCCGTTCTTGCCTCCTCCAGGGAAGCGCTTCCCACCCGGGCAGGACGGACCGTTCTACGAGGAAGACCTCATCGACCGGAGTTGACGATGGTGAAGTTCGGACATGACTTCGTGGCTGCGATGCTCGATCGGCCGCGCGATGAGTTCGGTCGCTTCGTTGGGGACGGCGGCGGCGGCGGCGGGATCGCAGGTCACATGAGTGACGCTGACATCTCACGCGCACGGGACGCAAGCACTCCAAGTGGCGCCATGTCGAATGACCGTCGTCACGAGATCCTGAGCGAAGCAGGGCATAGTGAAGAAGCGATCCGTGAAACAGATGAAGTGCTCAACATGCTTAGCGACACGGGCGCACAAGAGGCCGGACGTGAAAAGCTTGAAGGCCATCTGAACGCGCAAGACGAAGTAGGCAAGTGCTTAGAAGATCAGATCGACCTTGAGTCCGCACTCCTTGATGAGTACGTCACGGGCGCGAACGAACGGGTTGAGCGGAAGATCAGCTCGCTTCGTGCAGACGCAGAAGCTGGACTACTTGAAGAGTTCGATCCGTCGCTCGGTGACGATCTTGATGAGTTCATCAACCGTGAGCGTCGGATCGAGAAGCGGAAGGAGTTGCACGTCGGTCGGAAGGGTGAGGTTGGGGAGACTTCATCTGCCGAGTCGTGGTCAACTGCTACAGGCGGAGCGGACTTTGGCTCAGGCGCGGCGGGATATGATGTGAAGAGTCGGCTTGACGTTGTGCGTGATAAGATGGACTACGACGTGCTCGGCGGGTTAGGGAAAATGATGGGCGCGCCTGGAGAGGCGGAGATCACCTTCATCAAGCGATCCGCTCGCGGTGGTGTATAGTAGATCCGAGACGACTAAGGAAAGGACAACCCCATGGTGAAGTTCCACCGCTTCGGCCGCCCGATGGTGTTGAGGCAGACGTCAAGCAAGGACCTGCCGCGCGACGAGTTCGGTCGCTTCGTTGGGGACGGCGGCGGCGGCGGCGGCGGCGGCGGCGGCGGCGGCGGCGGCTCGCCCGCGAGCTCCGGCGAACGCGGAGGCGCAGAGCATCCGGGTCCGTTTGA